CGCGCTTGCTCTCAAGTTGCTGTGAGTGTGTTGCATGTCGGGCTCGAGTCTGTTGAGTTTGTTTGTGGTATGTCATCTGTAAGCGTAATGCAAGACAGAGTGATGATGCTCACCCACGGGATGCCTCACTCCGTTACCTTGCTCATCTAGTCGATTATGTTTACGACTCGCCTCGGCGCTTTGTCCAGTACCTTTCGTGTAGCAGGTTTTGGACGCGCCGATCAAACCAAGTTCCCTTGGATTAGCCCCGTCACTTGCGACAGTGATACGACCTTGATGCTTGCCAGTTGTAAGAGGGTTTATTTCCTATCAGACCTTGCCATTAAGGCCGCGCATAGCACAGTAAGAGCTAACGCAAGCCACACAGTCCGACTCATAGCTTCATCCGTTCAATTACCTTTGAGCACTGTCCCGATGACAAGGTCTCAATCACTACATCATCTACGCCGAGAGTCTTGTGAATGAACTCAAGCAGCTGGAAGTCATCCCATGCTTTACCTCGAGCGAGCGACTTTAAGAAGCCGATCTGCTTGGGTGTAGCGCCGCCGAATGAGTCAGGTGCTGGGGCTGAATTGACTCGGTTTACCTTTGCCATTTCTTCCGACGATGCGCGCTCTCCTGTATGCCCTAATGGGCCGTTACTAATGCACCTACCGATTGCGCTGGTACAACAATTTTCGAGGAACGAAGTTTTATTGACAGGGCTATTGCCGTATTCCTCGTGAGCCCAACCTGTAGACAAGAGCCGTCCATCATTGTCGAAGGACTCGCATCGGAAGATTACTGTGGAGCCGTCGTAGTGCATCATGTTCGTCACGATCTGTCCGTGAGGGTAAGCAGTCCAGAAGCGTTCTAGGCGCTGTGCAACGGTCTCATATAGCGATAGGTCAAAGTGTGCCATTAGCGCGCGTTCCATACGATCGCCATGTTGCCAGCCAAGGTTGGTCGCTCAAGGTCTGTGGCGTAGACAAACTTGTCTTTGACTAGTGAGCCGCGTGTCGGTCTGACAGTGTTGCCAGAGATGCCCAGTGCGCGCTCGATCTCTTCGTCTGTAGCACCGCCTGATTGCTTTAAGTATTCGTAGACGCGCCGACGCTTAGACCCTGATTTAGGCAAAGCGTTTAAGCCGGCAAGAGCCGAGGTCGGTTTTGCTGATGGTGAGATAATAACTGTGTTGCGGTCTATGGCACATTCTTCACGGTATGCACCAAGTCCGCGTGTTGGTGCAAAGAGTTGTAGGTCGTTCATTTGATCGGCTTTACTTTCTTGCATGCTTTAAGGTCTGGGTGACTCCAAAGGATTTTGGTCGGGTTAGTGGCGTGCGGTGTGCCGTGCATTTCTAGTCCGCATTTTTGACATACTATTTTGTGCATGTCAAGATCACATTTATTGCGGCTCGAAGTACTGACGCATTGAAGCGCGCTTGCTCGTTTGCGATTGTCATGTTTGCTTCGTACATGATCGCAAGTTCATCTAGAAGAATGTTGTGTGAGTGTTTTGTTGGTTCTACATGATTAGGTCGCACAATTTCATCAATCATGTTTGACATGACTTTGCCGATGCGGTCTGTGTAGTTGTCTGGGTACATTCGTCGGGTCTCCTCTGTTAAGCCTGTTTCGGGATATTGCTTTTCGGTCACTTAGGAAGGTTCCACGGTTTCCAATTGGAATTGTAGAACACTGCGAGACCTGCGGTGAGGTTTATCTTCGGGTCGAAGAGTTGGTCGCATGTTGTAAGGATTCCTTTTGCTTGTAGCCAGCCTTGGGGCCAGTATGCCGAAGGGGTGCACCAGAATCCGTTGATCTGCATTAGACCGTAAGAGCCGCCTGCCGTGTCTCGAGGATTGAACGCGTCTGGCGTGCAATTTGACTCACGCTTAAGTACGCGCATGAGGGTCGGTGTTTCTGTTGCAGGCCAGCCAACGCTCAAGGCAAGGTTGAGAGCTCCAGCGCAAGCGGTCACTGGGGTCGTGCTCGAGGTTGTAGTTGGCATTGTGCCTAGTGGAATTGTCGCGTAAGAGGTCTGGGCACTGACCTTAGACATGCCTTCAGGCGCGTCAGAAGCGTCCCAGAGAAGCGTCAAGGCTGCCAAGCCACATATTGCCCATGCACCTATTTTGATCATTAAAAAGCTCATTGTTGAAACTCCAGTTCTGTAGGTACGCCCCAAGAGTCGCCTGCCAAAGTTCGGAAGGCTATTTGTGCGCGGATGATTTTGTGGGTGTCTTCGTGTCGAAAGATTTGGACAAGGATTTCTTGTCCGTTGTCAAGGTTGCATCGCCCTACTTCGTAGATGAAGACTTTGGGCTCGGTCATAATTTGTACTCCTATCGTCGGTACTTCGACCATAGAGGATCAGTGTGCGCTATTGGGGGATTTCGGCGAACACTCTCTGAAAGGCTTGTTTTACAAGGGCTGGAGAGTCTGCCATTGCTGGACTTATTTCGTAATGGTGCCAATCTCCGCCGGGTGCACCGTGAATCTCGGGTTTGCTGTATGACTTCCAAGTTTGTCGATCGCAGCGGTATCCGCGTCCAAACTTTTGTGGAAAGTAATCCAGTACACACTCAACTCCAAGAGCGTTCGCGTTAGCAATAACAATGTTTAAGAACGCGACTGCACCCTTGCGATTAGCCGTTGGGTGTTGTTCAGTTTTGCGATATGAGAGATCTACAGCTCTACCTGTGGCGTGTACGGAAAGCGATGTTTCGGATCCGCGCATGTTGCGAACTCCCCAAGATCCGTTATTCCAGATTGCTCCGTCTGCGTACTTAACTGCCTGTCTAATCCATTCGTCCATTCCTGCTCGAGGGCCTGCAGCAGCGCCGTCCGAGTTGCCTGTGTACGGTCTTGAGTTGGGGACTGCTGGGTTTGCTGGGATCACGCTCATAATGTTGGTGGGTCTTTAGGTCGGTCTTTAAGCCCGTTGCCTGCAAGTAAACCAATTAAGCCGCCTGCAAGGGTCATGAGCATCGGCGACAAGACTCCCCATGCTTCGGCGTCATTCGGGCTCTGCTCTGTAGGTTGCACGACAAAGAGAAGTCCAAAGATGAGTGATGCGATTGCCATGACGAACGATGCTGTTAGTCCGATACCTACGATGAGGATAAGTCGAGCTTTAATCTGTTCGTTAGTTAAGCGGTTGTCTGGTTTCATGGGCAGCGTCTTTCTAGTAGTCCCTCGGCTTTTGTGGTGTTGCAGTTTTCGCGGTTGCGGTCAGCACAAGCGCTTAACATAAGCGGCAGCACAAAACTAACTAGCAAGGTTAGGCGGGTACGGGTTCGCATCTTTTACTGCTTGTACGGCGGCTTTCCATCCATTATTTTACAATCGTGGCATCCCATGAAAGCGTGCTTTCATTCCAAGTAAAATAGCCTTTTGGTTTTGCTACTGGCGCAAACCAATCGTTGTCGGAGTTTAATACCCATGATGGATATGGTTGCGGTTCAATAAATGCGCCGTATTCACCTAAGTTTGCGTCATATGTGTACCCAATACCTGCGTATTGTTTTCTAAAATTGTTGTTGTAACTTGTTTGCAACCATTCCCCAGCAATGTCAATTGACGCAATGAACGCTTGGCCTAATGGCTCTGACTCTGGAAACGGTAAGTCGTCGCATACTTCGTTGCTTATGACAATTACTTCTACAACTTTGTCGTTATACATTTTTGCGAAATGTGCCATTATGCCACCACCAATGTTCCTGATGCTAAATATGTCCAAAGTGTATAAATGCCAACCGTTGAAGATGTGCCAACAGTTGCCGAAACCGTAAAACCTACAGCATCTACAGTTTTGTAACGAATATAGACAACGCCGCTACCGCCTGAACCGCCTGCACGGGATACTACTGATGAACCTCCACCGCCGCCGCCACCTGTATTCGATGTGCCTGCTGTGCCGTTTTGGTTGGGGCCACCACCTGCACCACCACCACCAGCACCACCAGCTGCGCCCGAATTACTGCCACTTGAACCGCCACCGCCGCCACCATAATTCTGTGATGAACCAGTGACCAAAGTACTCGTTGGGCCTGCAGCACCAGCCGTGGGATTAGTAGCACCGTTACCACCAGCGCCACCATTGCTAGTTGTTCCGCCACCAGAACCACCAGCACCACCAGTCGTAGTAGTGGCACCTGTACCTGGAATGGCGGTAGTAATTAAAATGCCACTCAATGTGCCAGTAGTTGCGATTGCACCACCGCCGCCAACGGTTACGGTAAATGTGCCAGTACCAAAACCGATATTGCGTTCTTGTATTGAACCACCGCCGCCGCCGCCTGATTCGGAAATCATTGTCACGCCACTAGCACCACCACCGCCGCCTGCAACCGCTAAAAAAGTTGCTGGAATAGCGGTTCTTGCACCGCCACTGCTAAAAAAAGTAGCAGCACTAGCACTTTGGAAAATAAGCGTGCCACCTCCATATTGTGCCAACGCCAAAGAGCCTGCTGTTGTAACTGTGCAAGTTCCGCTTGTTATCGTGCAGACGCCTGCACCCATGTTTTGTATCCAGATCGTGTCACCAGCGCTAAAAATGCCTGTGTTGACCGTAATCGTTGTTGATCCTGCGTTAGTCATTTGTACGCGATAACCGACATCACCAACCGCAAGCGTGTAGTTAGCAGTTTTTGCAGATATCGGTAGAGTCGTAATTGCGTTTAATTGTGCAGCTGTTAATACAGCCCCAGCGACGAATGGGAATGGCGTAGTCATATTTCTATCCTAAGACATTTTCTTCGTCGAGTGTGCCATACACAGGGTCATTCAAGATGAGCTCGTAGACGATCGTTGTTGGTGCGGTGAAGTAGGTGACTGCGTGCCCAGCCGACAAAGTAAGACGGTGCTCAAGTCCTTCAATGGTGAGATTTTGGGCGAATTGGGTTGGGCCTGCCGAAGTTGTAATTGACTTTTGGATGTTGATTAGGTCGCCTACATCGAGGAGCGCAAGGATGTCTTGGTCTAGTGCGGCTGTGCCGGGGAACTCGGTGCCTAAGAAGTTGAAGCGTGCTTCGGGATCTGGACTGATCAGGTACTCGGCAAGCGTAAGAGCTGCGGCGTCATTTTGTAAAAGCGACTCTGTGATTGATTTAGTCTGCACAAGATAGGCGGCTTGGCTAACTAGGTTCTCTGCAACTTCTGGAGTGTTTTCTCCAGCGCGTGCAACTGATGCGCGATTGACCACTGTGTCCGCTTGGAAAGAGATGTCTATAGCGGAGTAGCCGATCTGGGTACCGTCATCATGGAACTCGGCAACAGGGATTCCCAAAGTCGTTCCGATCCTTGATTGGAAGGTAATCGTGCCTTCTCGATCCACAAAGATTCTGCCTTGTTCGGCTTCATTGATTTTGTTGGCGTACCCTGCGACCGAGGTGCCGTTGTCAACCGTGTAGGCAGCTGCACCGCCAAGAGTCGCCACGCCTGTCTCAATGCTCCGTGTGCCTGTGTAAGCGACTTCTGGGAGATCTAGCAGGGCATCAAAACGGACGCTTGAGAGCTCTTCTGTGACATTCCATTCAGCAAGAAAGGTCTGTCCAAGTTGATAGGAAAAATCTGCACAATTTACGCTTACCGTGTCAAGACCGCCAAGCGTAAAGGTGTAATCAAAATTGACAATGTAGCCGACCCACAAAAGTTTCTTTACACCCAGCGAGTCATATCGAGAGAAGCGGACTTCGCGAAGTGGTGCAAGTCCAGCCTGATTATTTGTTGGGTCGTAATACGGAGAAGTTGTGTCGAATGGGTTGAAGACTCCGTCGGCGTAAGTGTCGTTCAGTGTGAAGTTCATTGTGCCGTATGAAAATTGGTCGCCAGTGTTAGCGCGTCCACGCTTGGCTGTAAGCGAGATCGCGCCATCTAAGACGCTTGCGAATTGAGATGTACCGTCAAGGGTGTATTCGGTGTTGTCTAGTTCGCCTTTGAGATCATCGTCAAGTGTGAAGGCGTCAAAGTCGTACCCTGTGTCAATCTCAAGGTCGTAGTTACCTGACCCGAGTACCGCTACGCCAGCCATTAGGCGACCGCTATGTTCGCTGGGCCGTTCTGCCTATTGAACGCTCTAATCGCGTTTACGACAGCTGTGCCGATCTCTGCGCTTGAGCCAAGACCGCCTGTGATGTTGATTGTGTAGTTGCCCATTCCACCGCCGCGTCCAGATAAAGGGATGACCGCTTCTGGGCCGCTTTCGCCGATCATTGCAAGCGTGGGGCCTGTCACGATTCCGCCGTCTGCGAGCATCGGTATATTTGGGACATCGAAGCCTTTGCCACCTAGTCCCGGTACCCAGTCCGGAACGGAGAACGATAGTTTGCCTATTGTGTTGTTCCAAAGTTTTGCGATCGCGTTGAACAGTGTCTTGAAGATTAAGAAGACGCCGTCAAAGTATGTTGTGAGTCCGTCAAAGACTGCTTTGCCGCCTGCAAGCATCCCCTTAAATACTGTGTCTACAATCTTTCGCACGGTGTCAAACTTGAAATACAGAGCCGCCAAGATTGCAATGAATGCGACAATCGCCAAGATGATAAGCGTTACAGGGTTTGCCAGTAGCAGCGCGTTAAACGCTGCGACTACGCCGTTTACGATCATTTGTGTAAATGCATAAACTTTCATAGCGGCGTTTACCACAAGAATGGCAGCTGCTAAACCGCCAACCGTCAGCACAAGTATCCCGACCAGTTTTTCGTTTTCTTGTACAAAGACCGAAGCCCCAGCCAAAGCGATCGCAAATCTATCTATGTATGGAAGCACCAACTCACCGAAAGTGTCAGAGATACCTCCAAGGGCAAATTTCATTTTGTCAAAAGATGACGCGCTGGCTTCCGCTGTACCACCGACCTGCTTTTCAATAGCAGACAAAACGATTTCTTGAGCTTCAAGCATTTTGTTGCTCTCAACAAGAGTCTTAATTTTTTCTTTTTCTTGTTCGGTAAAAGTGACGCCTGATTTGCCTAACGCTGTGATTCCCTTAATCGGGTCTTCTAGGGCTTTACCTAATGCGACGGCGTTGCCTTCGGCTGAACCGAAACCTGCTGCCGCCATGTCAATTGCTGCCACAGTTGCACGGTCAAATGAACTTCCTGCTTCATTAACCGTTTTTGTCAATTGACCAAATGTGGCGAGTGTCGTTTGTGTCGCCTTAATGACATCTGCGTCAACTGCAAGAGTTTTCTCTAGGCTTTCCGCATAGGCAGACACTCGATCGGTGGCATCACCGAAGCCCATAGTGTCAAGGACATTGCCGAGACGCTGGTTGGCTTGTCTGGCTTCCTCGGCGCCTTTAGCAGCATTAACAAGGAAACCGCCAAGCGCTGCGACCGCAAGGCCAGCAGGAACAGCGGCTTTTTTAATAGCAAACGACGCTTTGGCAGATGCGCCTTCAAGCGACTGGAACTCTTTGATCGCCTTCTGGGTTCCCTTAGCGTCAAATTCCGAAATGATGGGAATGTTTACTGATGCCATTACTCGACCACATTCCGATCAACTTTGTCCATGACAGTTTCAACGATTCGCCGCATCTCTGATTCAACGGTGCCTTGGTTCTTTTCCATTGCTTTCCACATTACTCTTGATCGCATGCCGTAGCGCGCCGAGAGTGCGCTGCCAAGTCTGCCGCTTGCAGCCATGTCAAAGAGTGTTCCAGTGGAGCCCGAGTAGACAATGTTAAAGACGCCGACATTGCGGATCTGTCCACGAAACTCCGAGACCTTTTTGGTGTTGATTTTGGCGGAAATCTTTTGTTTCCGTCCAGCGTCCCAAGGAAGCATCTTGAAGCCTGACGGCGTAGTCCATTTGCGACCCATACCAGACAGAGGAACAGAGTTCGGAATAAGTGCAAGCGCGTCATTGATGACAGGTTTTGCGACATTGCGGAAGTCTTTTGCAATCTGATTACGAAGCCCCGGCTCAACAGAGTTAAGTTTTTTGATCGCGTCTTTTAGACCGTAGATCTCGACCTTTGTGTTAAGTCCTTCAGCCATGTCACCTTTTCTTATTTTGTTTTTCTAGCACTGCGACAATGGTAGTTAGGTCTCGCGTGTCGAAGGTGTCAGCGTAGAAAGTGGGAGCCCACCCTGTCGCGACTACAAGTTCGGCGAGTTGTCG